AAGCAACCGTGCATACTGCTTCAATACTTCTTCGGGGACGTTTACCGGAACATCAGTCATAATATTCTAATAATATAAAAATTTCCACGGCGCAATGATCTCGGATCAATGTTTCAAAAAGGGGGGTGGGGTACGCCGCAATAATTATCTGACTGCTGCCGAAGTCGAGAGAACCGTGTACTGCGCTGTGCTTGTACAGGTTCGTCGCTTTTTTAGGGGGGTTGCCCTGTGGTAAAAGTGCAACAGTGTTGCAAACCAGCCGCCAAGTACCTTTTGGCGGCTGGTTGCTAGGGGTTAGCCTGTAACCACCAGTTTGCCAAACGCCGTGCCATATGTGTTGGCTGTTTGGCTGCTAAGGTTAAAGCCGCCGTTTAGTATTGCGGCAACCGCGTTTTGGTTGGTTGCGGCACTGTTTGCATTTGCAAACACGCTAGCCGCCCAATGCTGGTGCGCGGCCTGTATAGCCGCCAATGGCACTGGTGCTAGCTTGGTTGGCAGTTTAGTGCTAATGCCAGCAACATTGTAGCACTGCACACCTTTAACAGTATGCTGTGGCACACCGTTTACACACGCCCATAAAATAAGGCCGCGTGCGCTAACACCGCCAGCCTTTTTGGGTTGCATAACACGCCACAAAGCACCGCCGCCAAACAGCACACCGTTTGCCAAGGCATTAGGCGTTAATTGCAAAGCAACATTGCCAAGGCCGTTAGCGTTAATAAAAGCAACCATAGCCGCAACATTAGTTGCATTGGTTGCACCATTTGCACCGTTAAAAGCCTGTGCCGCTTGTGTAGTTTTGTTAACCATTGTTAACCCCTTTTTAGTTAAGGCCGCCGCCCCATGCGGTGGCCGTAGGTATTTTATGCCATAGGTGGCATAAGGTTGTAAACCCCTAAAAGCACATTATTATAAAAATAAATGCCAACCCTGTAAAAAGACCTAACAGCATTATGCCCTCCATGCGCTACGGTAGCCAAAACCAAACAGCACCGCACCCATAAGTCCCATAAATACATTGACCCAATGGTGGTCAAAAATAGGTGGCAATACAAATGCACCCGTCGCGGCAAACATTAGGGTGATACCTGCCACCATGTTAAGGGTACAGAAAAACATATATAACCAGCTCATATCCAGCTCCTTTGCGTTACGTTATGTATTTACATTGCCCGCCGCCGCGCTGTCTTGCCAGCACAAAATTGTCACTGTGATAACTTGTGAAGTCTTGAGAAGTCTAAAAAATTTTTTGATGTAGTGTGAGTATATATGACGGTGCATATATACTGAAATCTTCTTCTATCTCCATCCATCAATCCATCCATCAAAAAAGAAGGGCTGACCAGACGGCCAGCCCTCCGTAGATTATTGTGGCTGGATAATGAACAGCTCAACGAAGTTATTGCCCCAAGTCGCCTTGGCTGATGGGGACTGTCCACCATTAAGCGCGTCAAGCAGAGCGTGGAAGCGACGTGCTTTAATAGAACGATGCGCCATATCCACCGCTTGCAACGTGAGGAAGTCCGCGCCATGTTGGTCGCTGTTGATTAACTGCCAGACCACTTTGCCGCGGAGAGTATCCTTGGGCTTGCCGTCAGCATCGTACAGAGTACGCTTGCTTTCGTAAGGGAATGGCTGTTCCACATTAACGTCAAGGGACGCAACAGTACGGACGCCAACATTAAGTGGATTGCCGCCAGCATGCTCCTGGACAAACTTAAAGATGTCCTCGGCAGTAACGCCTTGGGACTTACGGTCCTCAGGCAGATCCTGGATACCACGAAAAATTACTTCTGCCACTTGGGACTTTTTAACAGCTGATTTAGCCATAACGATGCTCCTTTCTACGAGCAGTACCGCGACACCATTGCCGCTTTGGTAAGTATAGAGTAGCAAGTTTGACGGCTGATGTAAACACTTATTTTATCATTTTGAGTAAAAAAGATAGCCGGAGTCGAGCTGCTCGACGTCAGGTGATTTCAACAGATTTCAGCGGATTTCTCGACCTGAATCGTCGCTCTTCATCAGTCGTCCGAGTACTCTCGCCCATCCATCACGATCCATCGGCCATTCCATCCGATCATCATACACTGGATCTCCATCCATCAATCTCTGACTCAGGTGCCGACCATCTAAAAATAATAGCTGGCCGGACGAAGGATGATGAACCAAGTTCCAAACGCATCCACCAACAGAGGTTCTTGAGGTCTGCCATGCTATTTGATGGGGACGCCACTGTGGGAACTTCTTGTCAGACTTTGTCGTAAGAACCTTTAACTCAACCCAGAAGTCCTTACCATTCAAGCAACCGTTGACATCAGGCACTCCCGGACTAGCCCATGACTCCATCCTAGTCCAATGCACACCGAGGGACTTGGTTCCATCCCGTAGTGCTTTCCAAAATTTAGACTCAGGTTTCTTTGTCGCCATCGGGTAGAACCTCCAAGTTATCCATGTCTATGACAGGGCTGGTTGCTTCTACCAATGCTGGGAACTCTTGCTGGATACGCTTAATTTCATTGACCACTTCTTCCTTACTCATTTGGTCAATCTTACCATGCAGTATTTCTTTACGATCAATGTACAGCCCAGCCGCCTGACCTCTTGACTTTTCAGCTGTGACCGCCGCCGCATAATTTCCATTCTGCAAAGCCACGTCACGGAGTTGTGCTAACTTCTGCACATGGCTTTCAAAAGTTACCTCATACTTTTGCTGTAACTCTTTTTTGATTTCACGCACTCTATCCAAAACCTGTGGATAGCTACGTCCGTTAAGCATATGACTTGCAATAGAGTGTGCATTAGATTCAGCGTACCCTGCCCTGATCGCTGCTTCCGTTTGCGTAACTTCTTCTGTAGCATAGATCATTGCAAACTTTTCCTGCATAGGTGTCAGCCCTTTTTCCACCCGAGGATTAGCTACAATGTCCAAACTGTTTTTGTGAGTGACTTTTGCCTTTGCCATAAAGTCATACTACTTTTCTATAATAGGAACGTAAATAGAAATCGAGTCATTTCCAAAAACCAACCGCTTCAAGTCGCGTAGCTGTCTAAAGTTTTAGACATAATATATGATTTAGTGATATAACCCTTTGATATGATTGTATAGCCAGATAATGTATATTTGAATATCGGATAGAGTGCCATACTCCATATTTCATTTCTGGTACTATATATAAAAGTGATGCAATATCAGAGAGAGCCATGATCCGTAGACCATGACCCTCGGTTATTGGCAGAGGCGGTAGGAATTGAACCCACTCCCTCAGGGTTGGAACCTGATGTGCTACCGTAACACTTCGCCCCCATTATTTTTACAGAAGTTGAATTAGCACAGCGATGATTACTGGCATTGTATCCCAGATTAAATCCATAACTACCACCAACAAGAGTAAACGACTTTTTGCCCATCGTCCAGTGCGGTTTGAGCTGCAACTACGAAGTCTTGGTCTTGCTCTAGATATGCGTACATTTGTTCTTCTTGGATTTGGTGACCATAGAAGAACCCGCCTTCGCTGTGATTGAAGGCAAACCGCATTTGGATGGCTTCCCAGAGGCGTTGCACATCCTCTTTGTCTAGCTCCATATCTGTGCAGTTTAGGTCAACTGCATCTTTGCCAGTTTTTTCCACCCACAGAATCTCCATAAAGTCTTGGAGCCGAGCATGTTTACGCCAGTAAAACTCTTGGTCGGCCATTTTTACAGTATACTCTTTACCAGTAACCGCATCTTCGCGTTTTTCGGTTTTAACGCCAATCATACCGTATTGATCAAGTCCCATTGTTAACCTCCATTCTAAAAAGTTTAGCCCCTATATCTGCCGCTCTGTCGGAAGAGGTAACAGCTTCAAAAGCGGCAACCTCGCCACAATCAGGGCAGTTTAAGATGGGGCATAAATAAGATACAGCAATACGATCATGCTGTGCCGCCATAACCCTGCGCTCATAGCGCAGGGGAAGATCAGGGGTGTTTATGCAACGAGGGCAAAACCGTGTTAAGACCTCTATGCGCTCCTGAATGTCGTACATAGCTACCACCTAGATGTCCATGGTTTGGCTGTCAGCACGAAGCACAAGTGCTTCTTCACAAATAGGACACGGTGTTTTATCCGCATCACTATATGCCCGAGCGTAGTTATTGCCGAGCATTGGCATACCGCAAAGAGTGCCATGCTCACCCGGAACACTGAAGTGCTGTTGGCCGAGTTTTTTAGTCCACTCAAATAAGCCAAGGTCATTGGCAACTTTGGAAACATAATTAATAACTTCAGTCATTGAAACCTCCATTGGTTGACTCTGTAAGCAACTGCCTACCCCTACATAATAAGGTGTGATGCCACATGAAGTAGTATTAAATACTCCATGTGACTATTTTGTTACTCAAGTACCCATACAGCGATGAGCAGTGCTATCACACCTAAAATGGAAAAGAGTATCATGCCGCACGTTCCTCAGCCACAGATATAATGTGGTCAAGTATTATTTGCTGATGCTCTTCTTCATGGGCATGAATAATCTTGTAACATACATCAAGCCCATGACCGTCAAAGCCGCCATCTACCATTAAATAATGTGATACATAGCCTACTTCTTGTGGCACTTGTATTTCGGTCACAACAATATACTGGTCATCAAATACATCCACTGATGCAACATTTTCAGTCAGTATAGGGTCGTGCATAAACCTACCCATGAGCGAATTAGCTTGCATGACAGATTGCACTTTTTGTAAGAACTCAGTAGCCATTGCTACCTCCTTTAGTTGAATCGTAGCCACCATTGGCTACCATTATATAATAAGGTATGAGAGCCATAGAGGTTGGTCATAATACTCATCGCGAATAAAAAGACGGCCACCGAAGTGACCGCCAGTGCTCTAAGGGAGGAACCTTATCATTGCTCATCTTTTAACATCGCGCAAGTAGCATCCGCAAGATTCTGTGCGCGGATACCAGTATGCTCATCTATGAACATTTCTATTTCATCAGGATCCATCAATCCACATTTATTGAGTTCTTCAGCACAATGCCGTGCATCAATCTCACCATCGATGAATTGGTTTTGGATATGCTCCGTAACTTCCATCGCCCATGCTTTGATTTTACCCATTATCCTTCAGCCTTTCTAAGCAGTCCTCTGCTTCTTCTTTAGTGTTAAAATCATAAGAGGTGCTGCGGTCGCCGACTGGACCATCGGAAACTTGCCACTCTCCATCGGCGTACACAATAATCCAGTCTTTACCCATTAGTACTCTCCTGGAAGCATAAGTACGCCATCTTGTAAGAAGAAACGGTAAGGTGTTTCCATCCGTGGTAAATCAGTATACTCAATATGGCGAGTATGCAGAGTTACTGGACCATCACCTTTATCACCATCTGTAGCTACTATCAATGCACCATTAGCACTATCAACAGTTATACTGATAAAGATAATAGGGTTTTCCTCATCTAATAATTCAAGGAACTCAGTGGCTATAATATCCATAAGCCAGTAAGCCCCCATCGTATCAGCAAAATGTTTAGCACCCTCAGTAAGCCGCAACTCTGGTGTGAATGGCAACTTATGTGAGTATTGAGTTAGACCACCAGTAAAGGCATCTAAATCAAAAATTAGATCTCTTGCATTATTCATTTTAGTAAACTCCTCCTGGAATAAAATAGTAGTCAATCGCGACTGCCAAACAGCCGAAGAATATACCCCACATGATTAGGTAAAAGAGTGTCATATTAATCTCCCAATCCATATAAGATATTGTGGATAAAGGCTGGCTTACTTTTATCAAGTTTAAGTTTGCCATCCACCCAATCATAATAGCCATAGATCCGCGGCTTACGACTGCCTTTCATAACAACAATTTCTTGTATATCCTCGGGTGAAATATTTAGGGAGCGGTCAAGTAATCCAGCAATATAATTGCTGAGAGCCTTGAGTGTGGGCATCATGGGGAGTAAAACCCGTCCCCCCTGTTTACTGTGAAGAATTATCTGCCCGTGATAATTGTGAAAACCGATACGTGCCATCTAGACTCCTTTCTGCGAGTTTAGGTTATAGTTTAATAATAAGGTGTGACCCTATGATTACAATAATAAAATTATCTAAATAATCGTTTAGGTGTTCCACGGATTATCCTCCAATGATTTAAGGTAGAAAAGGATTTACTCATGCCATCCTGCATAATTATTCAGGCGAGGGGCAGAATGGTTAGAGATCCGTGGCCTTGTGTTCCGCAATCCTTAGGAGCATCCATCTAGATTGCTAGGACGTCGTCAAACCTAATACACGTCGCCCAGAAAGGTTAACTTCTACCCCCTCTATCTCGGAACAGGATTATTATCATCCTGTCCATATTTGTACTGTAGACCCCAAAACTCCGAAGCTGGACCATCATCATATCTAATACGCAACTCATTATTATCAATGATCCAAACTTGTTTATCAGCGGGACGAAAGCATATCCTAGCATGTAGGTTATCCTTAATATCAAAAGCACTGCACTCAGCGGCAGTCGGGCTAGACCAATCAAACGAAACAATTAGTTCCAGATTGCTTGGATCCCTCTCCAAATCTTTATTATCCATCGTTCCCTCCTTGGGGTAGCCGTTAAAATATGTAGACCAACTAGGTGATTAACCCCAGTCTTTGTGATCCTCTTGGGCATGAAACGCATCATGATACTCCTTTACTTGAGCCTCGGTCATTTGTGGTGGCACAATCCGCTCACCAACATATGTACCCTCAGGATAGTAGTGGGGGGAGTACTTACGTTCATAGTAAGCATCTGCCCCACCACGATCCGCTGGCGAACCATGCTTAGGAAGCAACACTTTGTGTCTCCCTAGCCTCACGGTCTTGAGCAATACGCTCCGCACATAACATAGCTTCTTTATGCACTTGCGGATACCGTGCTTCAACATAACCTTGATAAGCAAGTAACTCGCCATACAAATAAGATAGATGCGATATTTGGTGGGCAGCATCTGCAATATCATGATGAACACGAGTAAACTGCTCAAGATTCTCAATAAAATCTTTATTGCTTGTCATGGCTTGCTCCTTTCTCTAACAATATGCCATAATTAACTTTAAGTATTTACAGCCTCATGTGCAAGCCGTAATTTATCACGCCGATAAATATTATAAATAAACTGTCGGCTCACACCATAATCATTTGCGATACTTTGATATGTCTCACCAGCATCACGTCTATTGCGAATATCAATACGACGAGCAGTAATCCAATCGGCATCTTGCCGCGTATGTCTAGCATCGGGGATATCTAAATTATATTGCATCTTCCATCGGAGAACGGTCGGTGGTGCAATATCAAAATGATCGCGGAACTCTTTATGGCTACCGACGGTAGCTGCTACTTCACGCAATGTTTCTACATCAATCGGAGTTTTTGGCATCTTGCTCCTCCCAATATCCATCCGGCCTATCATACGGATGTTTAGGTGTACTGGAATCACCAGACCGTAGCTTTGTCACTTTACGATATGTCGATACAGGATCTTGGTGATATGAACGTATATAGCGTTGCATCTCAGATAAGGAGTGGAAGAGTAATGGTCGTTGAACCATCGGTCCATCCAATAACCATACTTTTTGTCCTGTATCAGTTATATCATCTGCGTGATATATTTCCCATATTGGCTTCATGATGCCATCCTCCTAGCTACTACTGCATTATAAGAACGGATACCCTGTAGTGTGATATGGTAATAGTAAGGACGTGTCCTACTAACCAGTTCTAAATCACCGCGAGCACGGAGCGTAGACATTATTTTAGATGGGTCACACTCAAGAGCGATATCAGTAAAATCATCTTTACACATTGTTGCTCGTGTCTGTGCAAATCTAGCAAGTATTTTAGAAGTATAGTTTTCTTGCAGACGCATCGCTCTGCGGTGTACCACTTCTTTTTTCTTACGTTTTACAGGAACGGCTGGTGTCATTGGTTTGAGATCAGCGAGCATTGGCATTTGTTTGATTAGCCATTGTATCTGACCACCAATACTACGGCACTCATGCTCAGCGACTTTTGCCAAAATATCGTATGTTTCTATATCAATAGAGACAGATTTAAATTTTGTGGTGTCCATACTCTTTCTCCTATGCACACAAGTCTTTTACAAAATCAGGGATAGGGCGACACTCCCACTCAAAGAGGTGTTGCTTTTCCCCACGGTAGTAATCACGATAAGCTGTTACGACATCGTGATGTTTGTACTCATCTGGCATAGCTTGAGGGAAAGGTGTAAACCCTCGTGCTTTTAATGCTGGAGGAGCACACCGCACAGCAAAGAATACAGATTCTGAGCCATGTATTTTGCCACGCCTATATCGGAACTCTTTAAATAACTCATAACCTAAGTTCCATGCTATGCGGTAATTCTCAACTGTTTGAGCCACCCATTGAGTACATGGGTGGTGGTGATAAGCTGGTAGCCACGGTGCATCATTACCATGCGTCCAATGAGCAGTGCATAACATTTGCACCATCTCAGTAGGCATCTTACTGATGTGGCTTTTAGTATGCATTTGAGCACACTGCTGTAGATCCATAGATAACCAGAATATATTCATGGCATACGATCCTCGGGTAATGGCAAGCTGACAGTAAGCAAACGGTTAGGAGGCTGGCACACAGCGTACATGAGTACCCTGCGCTGTGGCTCCTCATCTTTTAGTTTGCGTATTGCCATACTGCAATCCTGTAGATCATCATAACGCCATGTGCTGTACTTGGCGCGACCATGAAACTCTGTAATTGTGTAATAGACTACATGGCTAAACATGTAGTCTTCATATTGTTGCCAATCCATAAGTAAACCTTTCTACGTTTAACTTATTTATAATAGCATAACTATTTACAGGATTGCACTCTTGGCACTAAAAAATTTATCTTTTTTATCAAACGCTTAAATTATAATGAGTTAGGACTTTATTTACTGGCTCAAAATCATCTAAATCACTAAATTTTTTGTACAGATAATTGATACCTGTATGCATTATCACTTTCATCTGGTCGCTTTGATTTGAATGGCGATGGGAGTAGAGTACGAGTTCAAGCATATCTGCCATTTTTAATCTGTTCTTTTCTTCAGGCGATAATACAAACACTAATCCTAAATCATCCATTACTTTCTTTTCTGCATCCTCAAATGCTTTTTGCACTTCAGGATAAGACCATTTAGCTGTAGCTGGTATATCACCAAGTATTAATTCTGGTACATCATGATACAGAGCAGCCATGATGAGTTGTTTACTACTATCAGGCCAAAGCTGGTCAATCAATATACTTACTGCGTATGAATGTGCTCCCACTGTCTGTCTCTCTGCTTGCATGGCAACTGTATGGAAGCGCAATAGAAATTGTGCATCCCACGCTGTTGTCAAAGTTTTAATGTTCGGTATTATCTTGCATTGGCGTTGCGCCATCGCTTACCCCTCTTAACCACGGTTTATCACTAAATGTCTTTTTAGCTTCACCCCAACTCGGACCAAACTCTGCATCTACTACACTTGGTATCTGCATATCAACACAATCCTGCATTATTTCTTGTATTTTCAAACCCATATCAGGTTCGGCTACCGATATATCTAATTCATCATGCACTTGTATGAGCGGTACTATCCCCTCTTTATGCAAAGCTACCATCGCTGCTTTAGTCTGGTCAGCAGCACTACCCTGTATCAATCTGTTTAATGCTTTATATGTAAAAGAACGTTTGATAGCTGGACCATGTTCAGCATATGCATCCTCATAACTCATTGGTTTGTATGTCCCATAAGCATTAGGTTCCCACTTATTAAATCTACATTTCCTACCAAGCAGAGTGCGTATCACACCTTTATTAGATGCACGGTTGACTACATAATCTGCAAGCTGTTGGACAAAAGGAACTTTACCATGATATTCGGCAAATAAATCTTTTGCATCGCCAAACTCTAATCCTAATTGTTCAGCCAGTTTATTTTTACCCATCCCATAAAACAGACCAAGGTTTATATCTTTAGCTTGCTTGCGTGGCACTCCTACAATATCAGCAGCCATTTGATGAAAATCTGTATTAGCATCTACATTGTATTGGTCAGCAAACTCTTGTGCGCCTGTCAGTTTTAATAGGCTGGCATAATGAACAACGAGCCGTGGTTCTTGGCTACTATAATCAAAAGCACCCCATAGTTCACCCTCTTCAGGTAAAAACAATCCGCGTATCATCGGACCTATCTCAGCATTCCGTGCTGGCACTTGTTGTAGATTAGGATTGCTGTAACTGAATCTACCTGTCACCGTGCCACCATCATCACTGCGTAAACTGTGTGCTTCAGCATGGATACGACCATTATGCTGATGCTTTAGTATAGTATCGATAAAGGTGGTTCTAGCTTTATTCAGCTCACGAGCTCGAACCACGGCCTGAGGAAGTGCGTGGGCATGGTTGGCTAGAAAGTTTTTAGTAAAGCTAGGCTGTCCTGATTTAGGAGTTTTAGGGTATCGTAACCCCTGTGCATCAAATGCTTTAGCGATACTTGCCGCCGCCCATATATCAATATCCTGACCGCCAGCATCATGTAATACCTTTTCTTCTTCTTGTTGCAGATATACTTTTAGCTCTTCAGCTTTGCCTAAATCAACACGCACACCCTTCTTACGCATATCAAATACAACTTTGAGTACATTTAATTCTAAATCAAATATATCGGCCACATCTTCTTTGAGTATGAGACCCTTGAAGAACTGCCATAATTTCAGGGTAAGTGCCGCATCCTGTTCTGCATACGCACCGACAAAATGTGCTGGTAATTTGTACATCTCACTCTTGGCATTTACACCAAATGATTGCGCTGCATCATACAAATCACGCTCACTCTTACGTTCATTGAGATAATCTCTACCGAGAGCATTGAGTGCATAACTAAATCTGTTTTCATCAAGTAGCGCGGCTACAATCATTGTATCTACAATACGGCCTTTTACTTCTATACCCTCAGCCCATAACCATCCAAGGTCATACATAGCATTATGCATAATGTAATCACGCTCAACAGAGCATACATCAGCTAACCAACGGAGTGTTTGTTTTACATCAAGGTTACTACCATTATCGTGTCGTATAGGAAAATACCAAGCTGCACCATCAACGGCTACTGCCACGCCAATAACATAACCATCTTTACGAGGCCATCCGCTACCACGAGATGTGAGATTAGGGTCGCATGTTTCTAAATCAATAGATACTTCCCTAGCTTCCGACAAGTCGGGATAGCCATCAGGCATGACCCACTCAGTCGGCGGTGTGAATAAGGGGAACTGCATCTCTTACCTTTATCTTCATAGGTTGATTACATTTAGAACAATGAGGCCATTTATTTTTAAGAGCACGGAAGGTCATAACTTTACTTTCCCTTCCGCACTCACACTCAGCCAATACTTCTTTATCTAGCTTTTCGTTTGCCATTTTGTCTCATGCGTACTTCAGCTTCAACTAAAAACAAATATCTACGCAGGTCACTAATATCATCAAGGATACCTTCCTCACGCATATCTTCAGCCGCCGCTTGGAATACATCATAATTATATTCGGTTACTTGTTTTTCAAGCCGATCCCATTTACGAGCCAGCATCATAAATGCACCAACACCGCCACGTTGTTTCCAGCTATCACCATAAGATTGTTCAGCTTCTTCTAACTTTACATGATCTAGTACGGTGAGCTTACCAACTTGTTTTATGATAGGGCTTTGTTCTTTAGGTTCTGTCTCTTTATCTTTTACCATTATATCATACTCTCCCCAATCTAACTCACGCATACGACGTTTCATGTATTGTTCGTGACTTTCTCTTGCCATTTTTCTCTCCTACGCTCAAGCCATTCCCAAGTGGCTAAATGCCAATCATCAGGCTTTATGTCTGCACAATGGTCAAAAGCTAAAGCTAATTCTTTAGCTTTCCATGCTTGCCAGACTTTGTGCATAGGTTGTGCCAAATCAGAAAAAGTGGAGTTAATATATGGTCTTGGTTTTTCAGGGTCTTCCATAAACCAACCAAGCTCTTCGTCAAATGATTCTATATTATTTACAAGAGCATCTGGCCTGATCATGCGTGTATTGTATGATTCATAATCAGCAACCATACCATCTAACTTTTTTAATACTTCTGTATAAGCGTGGAGGTTATTACTAAACTGTGTATAGATACCAACACTCGCGCCGATACGTGAGGCTATATACTCTTGAAGAATGGACATATGGACAGCATTAGCTCCCAATGCACCCCAGATCATATCATTACTGCGATTGCATACTGTCATATCAAGTATATTATCACGCACACTAAAATAGATATGAGTATTGCAGGGATGATCTTTACAGCTATTACTCATGCGTAAATCTTCTTCAGCATCCCACATTGCAAGCACTGCTCGTCTATCATTTGCATGTGTCATCAATCTGTGAACGATTATATCAATCTGGTCTTGGTAGAAATAATTACGCCAACGATATCCGTAAGCTCCCTGTAATTTTTTACCATCATCGCTGTACTCACTCATCCGTGCATTATAACGCTGTATCCATGCAAGATCATTACGCCCTGCTAACATCCACAGGCTTTCCATAAAATGAAATATAGGATTAGCATCACGCTCAGGGTAAAACAGTACACGCTCTCGTGGGTTGTTGTAGACAATAGCGCATGGTTCACGGAACTCAATCGCTTTACCATTGCGAGTTTCTACTTCTACACCATCTGCTTCTAATGCTTGCTTCACAACGTACAGTGCTTCGCTTACATTTGTGACTGTAAAAGTATGCACACCCCTCATAGGTGCTTTACCAAATAGTGCCATATTGAACCGCCTTTCTATGGGGTTATAAAGCCGCTCGAGCGGCTGAAGTTAACTTGCCCTAGTATGCCAGCAAAAGCAACCTTCTAACGGCTGTAGGGGCTTTAAATAAAGTCATAATGTTTCTTTACTCTTTT